GCCACGGGAATATCTACGGCAGCAAGCCAGTAATGGGTTAAGTGATAACAGGTGTCTGGAAATATAGGGGCAAATCCAGGGACCAATAATGACAGAATGGGCATGAGCACCAATGCCGATAGTGTGGTTATGGGCACCGATATATACATTGTGAGCATGCTCGCCTGCGCTCGACGTGGTACCAGTACCTAACGCAGCGTTATAACCGGCTGATACACCATTCCCCGCGCCAGTGTGACCAACAGGTATATTGTGTGAATGATTTCCAGCGCTATTCGTAGTTTTTGTGCCGTAATCAAATGAACTGGTCGTTTTAGTACCGTAATCAAACGACGATGTGGTTTTCGTCCCCAAATCCGTACTGGATGCGCTGGCGCTGTGGGTGTGCGATTTAATGCCGTCCTGTTCCTGAGACAATACGGCACGACCACTGCCGGGCTTGCCCTTAATCGTCCAGCCACGCATATCAGGAATAACGCCTGACGGATAAGCGACTGCAAGTTTCGGGTATGCAGATTTGTCAAAAGTCTGCCCCTGCATCAGGGCATAACCAGACGGAACGGTATCTGATGGCCACGGAATCGGTGCACCGACTGGATAAAACTCTTCAGGAGGATGAGCCGAGGTGTAAAGCTGCGCCCACGGCGACCAGTTTGCGTCGGTCGTATCCCGTCGTGAACGAATAAATGCCGGAGCATGAGCACCGCTTATACCACTCCAGCCGATGAGTAATTCGCCTTCGCCAACGGCTGTCATCCCTTTCAGGTGAATGATATTTCCATACGTTGTTGGATATCCGTTGTTATACGCCTCGTATAACTCCAGACCTGTGGCCCCCTGCATATTATCTGTCAGGGCGGTCAGCCGACCTTTTGAAGCCAGATTAACTGACGATACTGCTGTCCCATCTGACGGTAACGCCCCGATCTCTGATGCTGTTGGCTTATTCCTGGAGTTATAGTCCCTTCGCCAGCCAGGAGCATAAGCATCACCATGATTAATATAAGTAAATTGAGCATTAGGGATGCCTTCACCGCTGGATGTACTCGGTGTGGTAATGCGTATGGTCATTGCGCCGCGGGTGCCAATAACTTCCACAACAGCACCTGCAAGACAAATACTTCCGCAACCTGTATCTGTAATGACCTTATTATTTGCATAAGCCCATGAGCCTTTGCACATCCAGTAAGGATGGTTAAATGCCCCCTGACTCTCTAGCCAAAAAATCAACTGCGCAGTTGTCCATGCTTCACTATCTCCACCAATATTCAGCTCTGCACTATATGCACGGCAGGCACCGATATTTTTCGTAAAGGTGTCTTTATCAGAGATATCCTCACCATTCTTAGCTTTCTGCAGACGTTTTTCAGCATTGTCATAGGCAGCTTTTACTGCATTTGATGTTGCCGCCAGCGTTTCAGATGTACTGTTGGTTGCACTACTAAGCTGGACAAGGCCTTTTCGCGCTGTTGTGGCATCCTGCGCTGTATATTTTCCGTTAGCAAGATCATACGCGACCTTAACCGCTTTCGGCGTTGCAGCCAGCGTTTCAGAATCGCTGTTAGTGGCGCTACTGAGTTGAACAAAGCCTTTTGCGGTCAGCGAGGCATCCGGGTGACATCGTGACTGTTCATGCTCTTTCAGTTTGTTATCCACGTAATCCACTGTGGCCATCACCATGGTGTTATCCACGGTAAGCGCCACAGTGGCAGTGCTGGATACGGTCAGAATGGTGCGAAATGTTTGTGCACGTCCGGACCCTTCGGCAACGGCTGGCTTGTAACTTTCGGCAGTATTGCCCACCGCGATTAAATCGCCGTGCTCATCAAACACACCAATTTCCCGGATCCAGAATCCGCCCGTTTCTGGAGGAATAACCAGCTCCGCAATAATGCGGTTCTGATGTGTTGCGTCCAGGATGACGCGATTAACAGTGTGTCGCCACACCTCATGCACCAGACGGGTCTGCTTACTGTCTGGTGTGGGCAACGCGCCGCCACCGTCGCCCACGGCCATATGAGTCAGGCGGACAGGCTTACCATCTGGCGCGGCTGCCTGAGCTAATTTTTTTGCACCTGTATCGGTGATAACGGTTTTAAATTTTCGTGTTGTGGTACTCATGCTTAATCGTCCGGATAAATGGTAATAACTTCACCGTCATGAGTTGCCGCCGCTGCAAAAATATCCCCCGGAATTTCCTGAATGATATTCAGCCCTGTCATGTGGCGGCTGACCGGACGGGCATCAGCAATCAACCGCTCCATTTCCAGATACATTTCCTCCGTCACGCCACTGTCCAGTGTGCCGACTTCAACGGTAAATGTTCCCGGTTCTCCGCCGAACTCCCACCACTCAGACACGCGAATGAGGTATCCCAGCGGCTCAATGGCCCTGCGCAGTGCGCTGATGGTCCCTTTGTGTCGGTGTATCAGCCATGCATCACGAATCACCTGTCGTTTTGTCTCTTCCGGCCAGTTGCGATCCCAGCGGTCAACGGAAAATGCCCAGGCGAGATAAGGCAGCAGGTGCACCGGGCAGGTGTCCGGCGACCACAGCGTGTTGAGGTCTACCGGGATGTCTGTAATGCGCGTTCCGACAGCTTCGGCACAACGCATGAAACTGCTGGCTGATGGTGGTAACAGTGAATTACTCATTGCGCCCACCTTCGCTGATGGTGAACGACTCACAGCGCGCCGCCTGTATGTCGCTGATGGCCATATTCTGTGTGGGTTCGATTATCTCCACGCGTTGCACACCGTGCACATGCAGTGCGGCAGCAATGGCGGACAACGCCACGTCCTGACCGATAAGCCCCTGCTCAGCCAGCCACTTCCTGAACGACGATTCAGCCGCCGCCAGAATAGGTTCGGATTCCGGGCCGGGGTAAAAGTACAGTTTTGCATTCAGCCGCCATGTCACGATTCTGGCGCTCTGTACCGTCAGGCGGTCGGCCACCGGGCGGGTATCCTCTGCATTCAGAACGGCGCGAACGGTATTAAGCAACGCCTCCGTTGCTGTGCCGTCGCCTTCAGTGGACAGGATGGAAACCGTCACATTTGCCGGAGACGGACTGATAGCCCGCGCATCACGCACCAGACCGCTGGCGCTGCGGGCAAAATACTCGTATGCACCTGACGGGCCAGCAACACTCAGGCCATCGTACGCCCGCTGCGCCCGCAGTCTCAGCGAGGTGTCACTTTCCATCACTGCGTCGGTGGTATCCGTTGCCGGAGTGATGGTCAGGCGCTTTGTGTTCATATTGCCCGCGAGGTTGTCCAGGTCTGTCCCGGCGCTGTGGCTTAACATGCAGGCGCGTGCCCCCTCATTGACCCGCTGGCGTAACAGCATTTCACGAAACGCTGTTGTCTGGGCGATAACGTTCAGGGGTTCCGATTCCAGCTCCAGCGCGGCGGAGACGGCTTCACGCTGTTCGACAGGATAGGACGCAATCATCATGGCCTTTGTGTCAGCCAGAATTGCCTCAAAGTCAGGCTCCGCGATGATGGCGGGTTCCGGTAACTGGGAAAGGTCAACGGCAGGCATGATTTACTCCCTCAGCGTGATGGTTAATTCAACATTCTGCATGGTCTGCATGACAGTGCCCGACAGCGTCACCCCGGCGCGGCCTCCTGCCTTCCAGACAACGTCGATGGCGTCCAGGGCAATGCGGGGTTCCCATCGTGTCAGCGCAATCACGGCAGCACTCATGCATTGCAGACGAGTGGTGTTATTCATGGGTTCGTCAATTAAATCGGGCACAAGGCTGCCATATTCCCGTCGCATAACCCGGCTTGCCAGCGGGGTGGTCAGGATGTCCCTGACTGACTGTTTCAGATGCTCCATATCGTTCAGGTTTCCCGTTCCGTCCGGGTTCATTCCTGTGTAGCGGGTTGTCACTGCGGGCCTCCTGTCGAATCGCTGCCACCTTTCACGCCACCGTGTTTATGCGTATGCACTGTGATGCCGTTTGAGGTGAAATTGCCGCCGCTGTGCGTGATATTGCCGCTCATCTTTCCCCCTTTTGTGACGTCAAGCGTCGCCGTTCTCAGAAGGTCTGTGCATTCCACGACGGGCGTGTCCAGTGTCACACTGACGGATGCCTGCAGGGTGGCCGTTTTCATGCCGCTGGCGCTCAGTGCGCCTGCGTCCGCGTCGTAGCGGAACACCGCGCCATCCGGCGCGCTGACCACGATTTCTTTCAGGCTTTTGCCGGGGGCCGGATTGGCATCACTCCACAGGCTGCCAATTATCATGGCGGTTTCCGGGTTGCCGCCAATGCAGGCAATTACCACCTGTTCGCCGGGTGATGGCGGCAGCCACACATTGAAGGCTCCCGCGCGCGTGGTGTTCCAGCGCAACCAGCCTGTTTCCAGTTCGCCGCTGCGAACGCGCACGCACCAGGACTTCTCATCAACTTCAGAGATGATCCCAGTGCGGATGATGTTGCTCAGCAGTCGCATGAGTTCTGCGCTCACCGTACAGCCTCCGCAATCCGGCCCAGCACCGTGTTATAAATCAGGCGTTCATCTGCCTGACTGATGCCCAACAGCTCACGTACCGGGTAATCGGTGAAAATGCCCGGCGCAACCTGATCGCGCTCACCGAACTGATGAACGCGGGCAATACGTGCGGCCACGCCGCTGTAACCCACCGTCACACCGGAAGCATCTGCACGGGCTTTCAGGTAGCGGGCGGTGCGCAGTTTTACGAACATGGGGACGCGCTTTGTGCTGTCCTGGTTGATGCGCCGGGTGCGTATTTCCAGAAAGCGGTCGATGTCATCCCGGTAAAACGTGCGGATATTGTTTTTATCCTCATCCCACCCGGTAATGGTTCGCCCGTATTTCCCCGTGTCGTGATGCCAGTTTTTCAGCGTGCGTGCTTCGTTATTCCAGATAAAGCGAATGCGCTCCTGTATCCGGGTTACGCGGCGTCTGCGTGGTGTCCACGCGGTCCCGTCCGGCGCTTTCTGTGACCGGATACGCGCCTGCTGGGCGCGGCGTAAATCCTGTGCCAGCTTTCTGGCGATGTTATTGATGGCCTGCTGATTCAGGCTGTCGCGGATAGCCTCAAAGGTTTCATCCACGCGGGTGAATGCCTTATCCATCGCTTTCACCCCACGTCACATCCTGGAATACATGCGACCAGTCGCCTTCGGAAGATGGCAGACGGGGTTTTGGCTCCTGCAGGTGTTCTGCCTGCGGTGCCCCCTGACTGCTGCGCGTGATGCGAACGCGTTCCCGCAGAGGGAGCGTAAACAGGAGATCGGCGCTGTCATCGTCATTGATAACGGCGGAGAATTTGATGTCCTGATTACGCTCCGGATTAAGCAACAATTGCGGCTGATTTTCGGATAACCACGCCAGTAGCGGCAGCGTGAGGTCGTCCAGCTCCCCGGCGTAATCCATGACAAACATCACCATCTGATAGCGGTAAACAAACGAGGGCGTTTCTCCGGTCGTTTCAATGTTGCCGCTCTCCACGAAAATGGTGAATTTTTCCGGGTTGGCCTGACACCAGCGACACCCATGAATCATGCCCTTCCGGAGGCTGTTTGTCTTAAGCATCTGTTTTGCTCTCCTGTTCTTCCTTACGCTGCAGGACTATTTATTTCCAGCACCAGACTTTCTATCTCAACGCCATACGTTGCATTTTTGGTAATATCCGTCAGCGTCAGTGCATTCAGCCCCAGTGTCAGACTGTCTTTTATGACCTGGAATGCCGGGCCAGCCACTCCATTCAGTTTCGGAGTAACCGTGGCACTGCTGGCGGTGAACACCAGCTCCAGCGTCTGCCAGTCGTTACTGTAATTCCCGAACTCGCCCAACTTTGTGTTTCCTGCTTTCTTGTGATGCATCAGATTCAGTTTGCCGTCTGTGGTCTGGGTGAAGAACGACATCAGGAACGGGTTACCAGTCCCGGTCATCGCCACGACGTCAGGTAACGCTACATCGGTATACAGATAAATTCCCAGACCGAACTGATTGTTGGTCAGTGCGCCTGACAGGCGGAACTTACAGGTCAGTCTGCCGCCCTGTGTCAGCAGGGTAATTGCGTCATCCACCGGATGCGTCAGGGACCAGGTTTTATTGCTCTGCTTGGTGATCTTAAATACACCATCTGACAACTGAATTCCGCCGTCCTTAATGGTCCAGCCCTGCGCAGCAGCATCTCCGGCTGTCGGCATCAGGGAGATTGTGCGTATGGATGCATCTTCAGACGGCCCCGATGGCGTGTTGCCGCCGGGCGAGGGTTTGATTTCCGGTGCCTTACCACTGATGAAGGCTG